AGACTGTTTTTTTTCTTTGAGCACGGGCCGTAGCTTTTGAATCTGATCGTCAAAAGCGTCAGCAATTCTTTCCGCGACTTTTTCTGGGTTTTTGACTCCGGCTATTTTCAGTTTTTCAGCCAAATAAATCATTTCTTGGTCAGAACCCGCATATCGAAAAGCCTGTCCTCTATATTCTGTTTCAACGTCTCTAATTTTTTTGCGCGATGCCCCCTGATCTCGCAATCGCTCTTGTTTACGGATAATGTCCTCTTCGAGCATACGCCGCGTCTTCTCTTTAAGTGGGATTTCACCCGCAGCGATTTGCTCCTCCTCTTCTGCACGCGCCCGGAGATAACTGACTGTTCCACGTTTGACAGCCCGCACTTTGGCAGCACCATCGTCAGTTTCTTGGTCTGCGCCAGCTAATCCCTTCTGAGTGCGCGGTGGCAATAGGGGCGAGTCCAATCCAAACATTTTACTAAAAAGCCCCGTTTTTGGTTCTTTGGATGGGGAGTCACCCAGTGTTACCACCAGATTATCCAAACTATCTCCAATCTCCGTGTCTAATGCTTTACGTGCATCTTGGTTTTTTCTTTTTCTTTCGCCAAATCCGGCAGGGTCAAACATCCCGGTGTTGGCACCGCCGTACAAGCCTTCGATGTCTTGCACCGCATGCTGCACCTCGTGCAGTAAAGTGCTCATCATCTCTTTCCGACCTTCTGCCGTATTCGGCACGGACGCGAGAAAAATTTCTTTCGTTTCAGGGTTGTAAGCACCTTTTAAAAAAAGTGACAAAGCAGGAGTTGGCTTGATTTGTATCGAGCGTAACTGCGGGTATTCGTCAAAAAGTTCAGGGAAATCAATGATTTGCTCTAACACAGGGGCGGGGAATTTCACTAACCCACGCTTGCCCGCCTGAGAATCGTATTTTGTAAATCCGTATTTATTTAATTGTGTTTCGTCTAGCTCAAAAAACCCCGGTACGGTTAGGTAATCTTGGTCGTTAAATTTGTTTTTGCGTATACGAAGACCTTGCATCGCCAAAAGACGCTGTTCATCTCTCGTCTCTGGGTCTAATAACTTGCCCAACTCGACATCGGGGTCCTCCGTTTCCCGAGCCGCTCCTCGAAACGCAACGTTAGTTGTCGGTATTTCATAGCGAACCTTGCCATCCAAGCTAGAACGGTACGCCTTATACGTGTTAGCGCCGTCTTGTCGTTCCCACCCTTCTGTAGAGTCAAAACCGGATTCTTCCAACATGGCAACCGTATCTTCCGCCTGCTGACCAGACTTGCCGCCACCACTGCCAAAAATACCAAAGCTGGCTCTGGGCACGTTGGTCACTGCACGTCCGACAGCCAAGGGCGTCGTGGCCGATAAGAAGGCGTCATAAGGCATGCCTTCCATCCCGGTTTCAGGGTCAATGACGCGCTCTCCGCGTAAGCTAGCAATACCAGAAAGCATAGTTTGTTGTGCTAATGTTTCGGGAAGCGTGCGCAAGGTTTCGATTGCTTGTGCTCGTGTCTCCGGGGATCTGATAAAATCGCCTGCAAAATCAACGGCTTGGGAAACTCCACGGGCCAAGGGCATGTTTGCTCTAGCTTCTGGACCCGAAGTTGCCTCTTCTGGACGCATAAAGACGCCCGGACGAAGACGTTCTTCTATCCGCTCTTCCAAGCCAAATGTCTGCGGGTTGTATGATTCAATTGCCTCGCCTAGCTCTCGGGCCGCAGGCATCACCACTTCTCGTCGACTCGTATCAAAAAGGTTGGCAGTGCCAAGAGCTAAAGCGGAGGGTAGTCCAATACGGTCGGCACCTACCATAGAAACAGGCACGCCTTGTATTGCATCACCGCTTGCGAGCAGATCACGAATTTCCTCGGAAAAGAAGTATTCGCCCTGATCCTCCGGAATTTCTAGGACCTTCCCAAATTCAAACTCGCGTTCAGCCATAATATGCCCCAGCCGTGATACTTACCGATTCGTCACCCTCTTCCCAATCGTCAGTAGGCAACTGAACAAAGTTACCCTGCCGATAGCGCATCAGCGCCTGTGTGGTGCTGTCCACTAAGTCATCGTGAGTCCCGTTAGGAAAAGAAGCGCATTCTTCCACCACTTCTTGCGCCCAAGACTCATCTGGTGCCCAAATCATACCAGCTTCAAATAGCGGAGAGATACTGTGTACCCTAGAAAGCTTGTCATTACCACGGCTTGGCGTAAAATTCACCACCGGAATGCCCAATTGACGCAATTCCTGAGTCAGAGGGGTCCCTGACGCCTTTGCTTCGATAATCACCGTCTCTGGTTCCCAAAATTTATAGTGCTCTAGCGCAATTTCCTTTAGTTCAGGAAAGTCCCACCGCCCTTTCTTGGCATCAAGCAGTATTAAATGCGCTGGACCACCAATTTCTTCGGGATAAAACACTCCCCAAGTGGTTATTGCACTGTAATCCGACGTTTCTCGCTTACTAAACGCCGTATCGTAGCTTTGAATCACGTACTGAAGGTTCGGAATCGTGTCTTTTTCCCAAACATTCCACCATTCGCGCTTCAAAATAGCCAAAGTCTCGGATGTCGGGTTTTGCTGGTACTGCGCGTTCCACTGATACGCCGGAATCGACGCTTTTACGGACTCCAACTCTTCCTTCTTCCAAAATTCGGGCCAACATGGCTCCCCAGACTCGAAAATTGCAGGTAATTCAAGGACTTCCCACTGATCTGCAAAGGGGTCCTTAGTCATTTGACGCACCAAATTGCCCGTCATGTCCTTCTCAGACCACCGAGTCTGCACCAAAACAATAGCACCACCCGGCTGGAGACGTTGTCGGGGACCCGCCGTGTACCATTCCCACGCATTCTCGAAACCACTCGCTGACATCGCTGTCTGCTCCGAGTGAGGATCGTCAATAATGATCAAATCACCACCACGCCCCGCCAAGTTTGACCCCACACCCACCGCGTAGTACATACCACCCGACTTTGTGTCCCACCGGCCAGACGCCTTACTGTCCGCAGACAGCTTGGTATCGTCAAAAATTTCTTTGTATTCGTCCGTTTCCAGCAGATTCTTGACCTTTCGACCAAAATTTACTGCCAGTTCGGTGGTGTGCGTCGCCTGAATGATCTTCATCGACGGGTTACGGCCTATCATCCACGCCGGAAACAAGTAAGAAGCAAACTCACTCTTCGTATGACGCGGCGGCATGTTGATAATCAACCGCTTCAACTTCCCCGAAGCAATCTGCTCCATCTTTTCCGCAATCAAATAGTGATGCCGACCCGCAATAAACTCCGGCCACATAGATCGGACAAATGGTAAAAATTCAGCCTTACAAGTTTCTACCTTCTCCAATTGCTTCAAACGAAGCTGTAATCGAAGTTCCTGAATGTCAGCGTCTGTCTGAGTGTCAAGGTTCAAGGGGGACCCTATGCGTTTCAATGGTGGTGAGAAAATGTGACCAGTTTACGGGCTTGGTGAACGTGCCGTGGGCCGCGACCCGTAGGCCGTCTTCAAAAACTTCTATCGCTTGGTTTGCGCGGTACAAGTACACAGTGTCATCCTTCTTGACCACGATCCACGAGCGAGCGTCCTTGTGCCGCGTTGCAAACGAAACCTGATGCGGACTGAGCAAAACTTTATTGCCCTTCGCTACTTTGAGTTCGATTAGGTGAAACTGGCTTTGTCGGTCGAGTAACAACAAGTCAGGTATGCCCTGCGTGCTACTGTTCTCGATCCGCGTGCAAACCACATCAGTGCTGGATAGCCCCGTCTTGATCTGCCTCCAAAAGCTCGACTCTGTCTGGTTCGACATCAATCACCTTCTCGCCAAGCTGGCGCTTCAGTTCGTCCAAAGCCTTCTTGACCTCGGCTTTACTCATCTGATCAATCGATCCATGGCGGACCTCAGACTTGTTCACGTAAATATCGCCTTGGGCCAAGCCGCGCGCTTTCTCAGCCTGAACAGCAGCAGAGTATGCACCCGCCGCAATAGCCTCGTCACGGATATGCTGCAAGTCGCGGATGTGTCGGGCGTAACTCACTTCGTACTTTTCAGCAAGCTCGGCCCGTCGTGCCTTGAGTGCTTTCACGACATGGGGTGATTTTCTAGGGTTGAGCATCTCGTAGGCACGTGTATGAGCGCCATTGATACTAAACCCGGCTTCGACGGCCAGATTTCGTAGCGTGTCCTGTCCCTCACGTGTGGCGACCAGTTCGACAAACTTGAGTTGCTTGCCGGTCAATCTCGTATCTTCAGATAGTCGGGGCCTGCCCCTCGTTTCGACTTTTTTCTGCACTTCGGCCATGCGTCAAATCCCATAAACCATGCTCAATTTTGCGAAATATAGCACTTTTTTTATCCAGTGAAAGCGATTTGTTTCAGAGCCGTACTGTTTGCGTGAAACCTGCTCTTACAGGCGCTTCCCGCCAGCGCGCGCGGCGCGCGGATCGTGCTCGAAGATCGGCGGCTTTTTGGCCGGTTTTAGCCTCAATTCGACGGGGGACCCTGAGCCGTGGCGCTAACTGGTAGATCGCGGATCGCGGATCGCGGATCGCGGATCGCGGATCGCGGACGGCTGCGCAGTTGCTGCGCGGCGCGGCGCGCGGATCGCGGCACATATGGGATAAGTCTTGCCCAGGGGGGAAATTCTCACGGCGCACGGCTCGCGGCGCGCGGTACGTTTGGGGCGGCGCCCGGGAGGCGGGCGGCGCTTGTTGCACTGGGAAAAAATCCAAAAAAAAGCCCGCACGTGGCGGGCTAGATCTGGCGATTAAAAAGTTAAGAGCTGGGAAGCTCTAAAATCTCAACGTCGACCGGCGTTTGCACGTGATCGCGAAGATCGGCGTTCGCGGCGGGACAATGCTCGGCGTATTTGATTAGTCCTTCACGAATATCAGAACCAAACAAAGAATCGAATTCTCGGCGGTTCCACGGGTCCATTTCGCAATAAGCTTTATGCATTGAAATAAACGCGCAAGCTAAGGCGTAGGTGCGAGATTCGGCGATGCCGTTGTCGGCCATATATTTTCTGAAGTTTTCCATCTTTCACTTTTTCCATTTAGTTGCGCCGAATGTCTCGGCGTGACGTAAGTATAAGCTTTATCGCATGCATAAAAAACCCCGCACATTGGCGGGGTTAGTCGGGACGGGTGATCGGCTAACGTTTTAAGATCTGCTTGGAGAGGAACCCGTTCAGATACCAATCGTTTAGATCAATAGGCTTGGACTCACCCGTGTGTACGTCACTCACATAGAAGTGAAGTGCGGTGCTTTGCCGATCCCGCATAACTTTAGCAGCCCGCATTGCAGCCGTTTCGTGCGAAGGCGCGTCGATCTCAATTTCCCAAGTTATTTGAAATTTAGCCATTGTTGATCCCCTATGAATTGAATGTGATGTCGAAGTAACCGTTCTTCACCACCTCGGCCACGACTTCGCGGATCGACTCGGTAGACGTATCGGCGGTCTGCTCGGCTACCGCATC